AAAAGAGCTCACTACGTTCGCTCTTAATATTCTATATATATTATATATCCTTAGCAAATCCAGCTAGGGTTTATAGGTTAAAAATAAAGATTCTAGACCGGATTTTTGGCAAAACTTTTTAATCTTGTTAAGACTGTACTTTGAAAAGTCGATGCTGTATCTAAACTCTTTAAGGGACTGGGTTATTTCCGTTTTTACAGCTGTATCATTTAAATTATGTAATTCTTTAGTGATATAAAACAATATAGGAAAGTACTTTCTAATTTCTTTAACGAACTTAAGTATTTCCGAATCAGTATTAGGTTCATATACATAAAATATTGTATTTTTCTTATGTTCTAAAGAACTATGCAGCTTACATACATAGTATAAGGTGTAATAATTAAGAATCCGTATATAATCCTGTTTCGGAATGTCTTCTAAAGTGATTGCTCCGATCTTGTCTAGTTCTTTTTTTATAGAAACATGTACCTCTTGTTCGACTTGACTGAAGTCAACTAGATAGAGATTGTACTTTAGTTCCTGTATCTTCACGTATTTTTTTGAGTAGGGCGTCTGGAGCGCGGCCTATCCTACAATTAATAATGCCATTATAATAGCCTTCTTTTAATAAAACGTCAAGATCAAATTGTTTTTTTGCTTCGTAGTATGCAAGTTCAAACTTGCTCTCGCATAAATGAATAATTTCAAATTTAAATTTGTCTTTACCGTATTTTTCAATATCAGTATTTAAGTCGTTTGAGGAAGAGGTATACGTCTTCCAGTCTGTCTCTATGTCAAAATGTCTTTTGTTCTTACGGCCTTTTAATGGTTTTAATTTTTTAACTGATTTCATTTGCTTCTTACCAACATAACACTTACCGGTTACTGTATTGGTAATAATATATATAAAACCGTACGGTAGGTTATTACTGTCGATTATAAGGCTAGTTGTCCAGTGACCTAAATCCATTTCAGCTATTTACATGCTCTTCGGAAACGTTCTACGGATAATTTTTGCCTTTTTCTTTTTCTTTTTACCGCTACCCCATATGTTTCTTGCATCGCCGGGTGCGTAAAAGTCACTTGATTGACCTGGTTGAGCTGGATGGGCCTGTCCTGTCCCGAAAGCACTAGCAGTAGTGTTTCCCATTGCAGCCATCATATTTTCGTATAATTGGTCAAATTTTTTCATGTAGATTTATTGATAATATATAGTATACTTATACAAATGGAAGAAGTATCTGACCTCGAAAAAGTTATTACTAAGTTCGAAGAAGAACTCCGTGCTGATCTCAAGATGGATGAGCTTTCTTTGAAAGAAAAAGCAATGCTCGCGCCTGTTGTAAAGCATAAGTGGGTAGCCCGTGCTTCGCAGCATAAAAGAGCCCTAGCTAAATTACAGGTTGTAAAGAAGCAAAAAATTAAATTAATCTCTGGTACATCACCTGTTGCTTTAAGCAAAGCTTCTCTCGAGGTGCAGGTAAGCAATTCCCCTGAAATAAGTCAAATACAAGACAAGATAGAGGATCTTGAACAGATTATTGAATATCTTGAAAAGGTAGAAAAATTAACCAGTTCGTTAACGTTCGACTATAAAAACGTAATAGAATTACAAAAACTTGAAACTACGTAATGCAGGTAAAGTTCGAATACGATCTTAAGAGAAAAGAAGTAAAAATAATATCTGATAGCTTTAATCAGATAAAAGAATATTTCTCTGTAAAAAACCCGGGCGCTAGATTTGTGCGTGGGGGTCGGTTTATCCCGCAAAGAATATATGCTATTACCCCTTCCGGTTATTGTGGGGTAGGTCTAATACCGGAGATTATAAAATATATTAAGACACTTCCAGTACCACATGAGATTGTATATGATCATGAGCTTATGAAGCTTTATGGTAATTTAAAATTTCAGATACCTACCGGTTACCCAAATATAAAAGAGTTAATTAGTGAATACCAGCTTAGAGACTATCAAAGAGAAGCTGTAAACTGCGCGTTAGATAGAGGCTACGGTATTATAGAGTTAGCCACAGGCGGGGGTAAGACGTTTATTATTGCTAATCTAGTTTATGCGGTAACGCAGCTTATTCCTAAAGAAGAAAGAGTGTTAATAGTTGTACCTGATATTGGGTTAGTAGAACAGACTTATAAAGATTTTGTTAGTTATAATTTTCCTACAGACCAAGTAACTAAGTGGTCTGGTAATAACGAAATAAATTTAAATGCGCGGGTAATTATTGCAAATTTAGGTATATTACAGAGTGAAAAATCAGATCTCTCGTGGTTTGATGAGGTAGGTCTTTTAATCGTTGATGAATGCCATAAGCTCCGTAAAGGCAATAAAGTATGTAAACTTATAGATAAAATACCTACCTTAAGGCGTTTTGGCTTCACAGGTACGTTGCCGGAAAATGATATTGACACCTGGAATATTAATAATTTTATCGGACCTGTGATATTTAAGAAGACAACTACCGATTTACGCGCCGCAGCTGGCGGGGAATATATTGCAAACGCACAAGCGCTTTCAATACATTTAGAGTACGATTATAAGCCTGATTATACAGCTGTAGGTGCTATGCAGAGGTATATGTTAGAGTTAGACTTTATACATAATAACCCTTTTAGATTTAAAGTAATAAAAAATATAGTAAACAAGCTTACTAACAACTGTCTTATTCTTGTAGATCATATTGCACATGGTGATAATATGTTTAGAGAACTCAGTAACTTGCCTGGCAAACAAGTATATTTTATACAGGGCAGTGTGGAGGTAGAAGAGCGCCGTAAGATACAGGACTTAATGGAAAAAGACAACAATATTATTTGTATTGCCATTAGTAAAATATTCTCCACTGGTATTTCTATAAAAAACATACATTATATTATGTTTGCTGCAGGTGGTAAATCAAAAATCAAAGTGTTGCAGTCTATCGGTAGAGGTCTTCGAGTACACGAAAATAAAGATGTGTTAACGCTTATTGATATAGTTGATGAACTAGTATACGGCGGCAAGCATTTTACAAAGCGCAAACAATTTTATGAAATTGAAAAAATCAAAATTACCAAAAAAACAGTCACCGAGTCCAGCGGTGCCTAAGCCGGCTAAAGTAAAAAAGCCTCTAAGTGAATCTGCTAAAGCTAAAAAGATTTACTATGTAAACCCTAAAGAATTTACGGAAGAACTTAGAAGATACTACGAAACTAACGTAATAAGCGATGAACTTGCTATTATGATACGTAATATTGCTTACGGATTAGCCCATGCATCAAATTTCATAAATTACACCTTCAAGGAGGAAGCTATAGGAGATTCTCTTATTAATATGTTTAATGCTTTAAAAGAGAAAAAATACAATTTTGATAAAGGCTTTAATCCTTTTTCGTATTTTAATTCTATTGCATTTAATTGTTGGAGATCCAGAATTAAGAAAGAAAAACGTATGAGAGACACACTTGCTGCTTATCAAGAAGAAGTGTATAGTGTGATAGGCCCGCAAGTTGGAGTAGATGATCCGGTTAATCCGCTGTCAAAGAATGCAAATTAAACTAAAAAACTCAGAAGTAGGTATATTTTCAGACCCACATTACGGAGTACACCGCAATTCCGAAATATGGCATAAGATTGCTTTAGACCACGCTAAGTGGGCGGCTCAGCAATTTAAAGAGCGCGGTATACAAGATATTATTATACCAGGAGACATTTTTCATGATCGCAACGACATTGCTGTTAACACTCTTCATGTTGCTACTGACATATTCGATATATTCAGCAGCTTCAATATCATTATTACAGTCGGTAATCACGATGCTTATTATCGTGACAATTCTAGTGTTAATTCCGTCTCCATTCTTAGAGGCTGGACTAATATTACTGTTGTTGACACTCTTCAAGTTGTTGAACTTCACGGAACGAAAGTAGCCTTTTGCCCGTGGGGTCAAAATATAGAAGAAGTGCCTGAATGTGATCTTATAGTGGGTCATTTTGAAATTAATAGTTTTAAAATGAATTCGTATAAAGTGTGTACGAACGGTCTTAAGGCATCAGATCTTGTAAATAGAGCTAAACTTACTATTACTGGCCATTTTCACCATAGAGATGAACGCAAATATAATGACGGTACTATTCTCTACGTAGGCAGTCCTTACCAGCAGGATTGGGGAGACTTTGGAACTACGAAAGGCCTTTATATTTTAGATTTGACCAATTTAAAATACGAATTTATAGAAAACAATATATCACCACGGTATATGCGTTTGCGTTATACCGAACTCACCAACGGTACCTACACTTCAGACACGCTTAAAGCGGCTTTAACAAATAATATTGTAAAATTTATTGTAGATCAGTCAGTCGAACCAGCTAAACTTGATACTATTGTACGTAAACTGGTTACTATCAAGCCGACCGAGTTTACTATTGAGCATGACGTTTCAGAACAAAGTAAACTGAATATAGAAGAAGCTGCAAATAAAGAATTTAATATTAGTATAGAGAAGTCTATAGATGAGTTTATAGATTTAATGGATGTAAAAGAAAAAAATAAAATAAAGCAATACATCACTGATCTCTATAGTAGAGCATCTAAGCTATGAAAATATGTATACATTCTAATCAGTTTGACGGTAGAGGTACCGGTAAGACGCCGTACGATTACGGCCTCGCATTAAGAGATATACTAGGTCATGAAGTATGTTATATGACCTCGTCTCAGAGTAAAAACGAAGGACTACATCGTATTAGTAAAGAATTTCCAGTATATATGTATACTGGAAAAGCTGACGTTAGCCCCGCTTCCGAAGTTAAAAATCAAATTGAGCAATTAGTAGAACAGCACAAGATTGATTTTATTCAAATGCTTAAATATGGTACTAACGATAAAGTAACTCCAACCAATTGCAAAGCAGGAGTGCACTACGTATTTAACGGTTCTGAAGCGCATGGTAACGTCTATGCCGCTGTATCTGAAAATTTAGCTAGAAAATTTAATAGAACTGAATACGTACCTCATATTATACGTAAAATAGAGCCTACTAAAGATATTCGTTCTGCGCTTAACATACCCAAAGATGCGTTGGTAGTAGGGCGTCATGGTGGGTATGATACTTTTGATCTACCTTTTGTATGGGATGCAATAGCCGAGCTAGTTAATAAGCGTAAAGATATATACTTTTTATTCTTAGCTACTAAACCAGCTATACAACATGAAAGAGTAATGCATTTTGACTGGGTACCTGATGAACGAGGTATCTATAATTTTATACATGCTTGTGACATTATGTTACACGCCCGTCACATGGGGGAAACATTTGGACTCTCGGTAGGAGAGTTTGCTGCTTGTAATAAACCAGTTATGACCTGGCACGGATTAGGTTATAATTTTTATGACACTGCACATATTGATCAATTGAAAGGTAAAGCTATACTTTACAGACACGGACCGGAGATAGTAGATTATTTGAGTAATATCAAGCCGGCAGATTTTTCAGGTACAAACTGGGATACGTTTACAGAGACATTCAGCGACTACAATGTAATTAAACAGTACGAAAACGTATTTTTAAAATGAAAATTGGCGTAGGCATAATTACTTGCAACAGACCAGAGTATTTAAATAATTTATTACTCACTATACCTATTAACAAGGTGTCTAATCTTGTTGTGGTTAATGATGGTGATGTAAAAAATAAGCATGATTTGCGGTATCCTGGAGTGTGGTTACAAAATGAACAGAATTTAGGAGTAGGTAAATCTAAAAACCGTGCAATGAAGCACCTTTACGATAAAGGTTGTGATTATATTTTTATCATAGAAGATGATATGCTTATTAAAGATCCTAATGTTTTTCAAAAATATATTGAAGCGTATCAAGAGACCGGTATACATCATTTTAATTACGGTCCCGGCTCACCGTTTAACCGTAAACAAAAAATACAATTTGATCTACATAATAGACACCTACTTGATCAAAAGAGCCCGGTTAATCCTAAATTAATCGTAGAGTATGCAAACAATGTAAAAATTGCACTGTACGAACACACTGTCGCAATGTTTTCGTTTTTTACACGAGAGGTGCTTGAGAAAGTTGGTTACATTGATGAGCAATTTTATAACGCTTGGGAACATGTTGATCATACCTATCGCATTGCTTTAGCAGGTTATCACCCCCCGTTTTGGTGGTTTGCAGACATAGCTGATAGTGAAAATTACCTCGAAGAAGCACCCGGCGCAATTGATAATTCTTCTATTGCTAATAAAACTGAACAATGGCAAAAAAATGTTTATGGCGGTCGGGAATTATATAAGAAGAAGCACGGTCATTATCCAAACGAGCCTAAAGTATACACTCAAGATTCAGTATTAAAAACACTGAAACTAATAAAAAAACAAAAATGAACGAAATAGTTACATACGGTCAAAATTATACCTTGAACGATGGTATAAAAAAATTTATAGATTCTGCCGTAAAAACAGAAGCAAATGTAGTTGTTATTACTAACAATATACAGCAAGACGTAAAAGATTACATTTTGCAGTATAAAAACGCGCGCTGCATAAGTGCTGAAAAAATAGCTAAGACGTATAATGTAGACCTCAGCCTTTCACCGTACACTCTTAAAGTAATATTTTTTTATCTTTACTGTAGACACTTATCTCATGCAGATAATGTTTTTCTTTGTGATTTTACAGACGTATATTTCAACAGAACAGTTTTTGATAAACAATATGATAAGCCGGTAGTGTTCGGAGAAGGCGTACTTATTGATTCTTGCCCTACAAATACTACTTGGATTAATATTTGTTACAATCAAGATATTCTTAATCTTTTAAAAAATTACGAAATTATTAATGGAGGTGCTATACTCGGCCCGAAAAATAAATGCACGGATTTACTTAAAGAAATGTGCGCAGATATCTCAGTTATATTGGGTCGTACCGGTAATTATCCTAATATAGATCAAGCTATTCTTAATAAAGTAGTACGCTTTGATTGGTACAGATACGAGATAGGGTCAAAAAATGTCGTACTTAATTTAGCACAGTATAAAGAACTAATAAGATGGACTAAACAAAATGTACCCGCTGTATTCCATCAATATGACGGACACCTAGACGTAGAAAGGTTTATAAATGAGCAAAGTTGATATAATTATTCTTTCCTTAGCAAACGATGAAGCGAGTTTTCAAATTACTAAACGTTGTGTAGATTCGTATTTATCCACTGCAAACGATCTTATAAGACAGATATTTGTTATAGAGTCATACAAAGATTTTAATAAAAATTATAATAACCCTAAAGTGCAGGTAATAATTCCGCCTTATGAGTTTAATTATAATCAATTTTATAATATTGGTTTAAGTCATTGTACGGCGCCCTACGTAATGGGACCAAATAATGACTTAATTATACAAGAAAATTGTATACAAAATATAATTAAAGAATTTGAAACCAATCCTGCAGTAAGTTCTATTAGCCCTATCGATAGAGATTGGCACCGTCACACCAAATTATACCTACCAGATGATAATAAACTTTATTACGGGTGGGACGTTTCATTGCATATGTTTGGCTGCGCTTTTTGCGCAAGAAGAACTGTATTTGAAAAAATAGGATATCTTGACGAACAATTCTTTTTCTTTTACCAAGATAATGATTATATTTATTCTTTAAGAGCAAACAATCTGTTGCACGGGGTACTTACGAGCGCTAGAATAAAACATAAATCTGGCGCAACAGCCGCAAAGGGCCCTGCCAGGTGCGAGTATACGCCATATAATATGAACACTCAAGGAGATATATTAGGACGCAAATGGAACAGCGAGCCTTTTAAATCCGGTGGATATATACCTTATAAAAAATACGTAATGTAATGAATATTTCGTTTTTGTATGCAAGACTACCTAGAGACGTATGGAACACGTCGATAGCTCTACAGAGAGAGTTTGAGGCGGCTGGACATAAAACTAAATGCTATACCTCTATGAATCTTCAGGAAAAATATACTGAAGACGGTCTAAAACAGTTATTACAAGAAGCCCGAGAAGGGGTATTCGTACCAGACGTAATTATTAATTTTGATTACGGAATGTTTAAGAGTCCACTTTTAAAAAAAAGCGAATTTTCGTCCGCTAAATGGGTGTTAGAATCTGGAGATGACCCTCAAAGTTTTGGCTATAATTTTCAAAAAGCATCTACAGGCGGGTTTGATTTTATTCTTTCTCCAGATATAAGATGCTGCAAAGAATATAATAGACGCGGGTTTAAATGTTATTGGTTTCCGCATTTTGCAGACACGGCTATGTATCCTGCAGAAATATACAATATTGAACCTGATTTAGATGCAGTTTGCACTCGTAGCAAGACTGATAAATTCTTTCAGCAAGTTAGAGAGCGCTTAGGCGGAAGATTTGACACTACTAGTGGCTTACACGCCCTAGAACACTCTTCTTATCTACGTAAAGGTAAAATTGTATTACAAAATAGCCAGTATAAAGAAATTACCCGTCGAATTTTTGAAGGCATGCTTGCAAGTAGAATGGTTATTGCTGATAGACCAGATAGAGATACTCGTATTGATTTAATATTTGAAGAAGGCAAAGAAATAGTATATTTTGATTCCTTAAACGATTTAATTGATAAGATCAACTACTACACAAATCACGAAGCAGAAAGACTTAAAATTGCTCAAGCAGGGTTTGAAAAAGTATCAAAATATCACACAGCGACAGCCCGGGTAAAATCTTTACTTAAATTTTTATGAAAATTTTATTTCTCACTAAAGGAGATCATGTAGACTACCAAAACGATTGTTTGTTAATCGGTTTAAGAGAAATGTTTGGAGCAAATGTAGTTGACTTCAACAAGCAACTACACAATTACGAAACTTACGACCCTGTAGCTGCCTCTAAATTATACGGCAAAGGTATGACTGTAACCCGAGTTCTACCTGATATTGCAATAGATCGTACCGATATTACTTCAAAAATTAAAAATAAATACTATGACTATATAGTTTATGGTCATATATGGAGATTTAACGGGTATCTAAAAGAAATTTTAGATATATATCCTAAAAATAAAGTTGTAGCTATAGACGGAGAAGATGAAACGAATATACATTCTTCTTATGGTAGTTTACTATATTTTAAAAGAGAAATAGATGGAAACAGATATCCTAACTTGTTTCCCATAGCTTTTGCTATGCCTACCTCTAAAATTAATTTTACCGCCACTAAAACTCAAGATATAGCGTATATTACACCATTAGATCGCAGTACCTATATCTACAATAATGAAAAAGATTATTATGCCGATTACGGTAGATCTCGTTTTGGGGTAACAGTAAAAAAAGCAGGCTGGGACTGCATGAGACATTATGAAATACTTGGTAACGGCTGTATTCCTTATTTTCCAGATATTGAGCGGTGCCCTACTAATACTATGGCATGGTTTCCAAAGCGCTTGTGTGCAAATGTACTTGACTGCATTAGAGACAAGCAATCGCTTGAAAAGATCTATGAAAAATATGCTGAGCTTTTCCGAAACTACACAACAAACCAGCTCACCACAATTAAGCTTGCAGAAAAATTTGTAACTTACTTGAATTCGGTAAAGTAGAATATTTTATAAAAGCGACTATCATAGAGTAATGCAGTATGTTCACTTTAAGACGGTTCGAATAGTTAATTTTCTTTCTGTAGGTAAGAAACCGGTTGTAATTAATTTTAAGCCAGGTCTAAACATTATAACCGGTAAGAATTACGACAAGAGTGACCGAGCTAACGGTGTTGGTAAGTCGACTATTGCTGATGCGGTGTATTTTGCTCTTTACGGTTCTACCATTAGAGAACTTAAAAAAGAAAATATAGTTAACAATCTCTTTCCCGAAGACGTATGTGAAGTAGAACTTGAATTCTTAGTAGAAGAGAACAATATCAAAACCGAATACAAAATTATACGCACTCTTAATCCTACTAAGTGCTATCTTTTTGTTAACGGGGAAGATAAGACTCGCTCAGGCGTACCGCAAACCACGGAGTTTATTACAGACATTATCAATACTTCCCCTGAAGTATTTCAGAATAGTGTCATTATGACTATTAATAATACTGTGCCTTTTATGGCACAGAAAAAAATTGAAAAACGTAAATTTATCGAAGGCATTCTCGGTTTAGAGGTTTTTAGTAATATGCTCTCCTTGGCGCGCTTCGATTTTAACGAAACGAAGCGTAATTTCGATATTGAAACAAATAAATGCGATGAAATCGAAAGATCTTTAACAGAGATACTGAAACAAAGAGAATCCGTAGAAGAAAACCGCAAAAAGCGTAAAGAAGTATTGTTAACGCGTCAAAGTAATAATGAAAACGAATTAGGCTTACTTAATGAAAAAGTATCTAAGTTTGAACCAGTAGATGAAGCTGCAAAAAAGAAAATAGAAGAAGATATTAAAGCTCTAATAGATGCAGACAAGTCGCTGACCAATAAATTAGACGGGGTTAATAAAATTCTTACCGAAGCAAATACATATGTAAAAATTAATACCGATCGGCTTAAAAAGCTCAAAAAGGTAGATAGTAAATGCCCGCATTGCGGAAAAGACCTGGCTGAAGCTGCTAATACCCAATATGAAAAAGATAAAGCTGAGTGTCAAAATGAAATCGCTAAATACACATCTATTGCAGAAGAGAACAATCCTACGGTTAAAGACGTAAAGGGTAAGATAGTTAAAATTGAAGACGCGCTCACTAAAATGCAGCGCAAACTCAACGACTTTGTTATCCGCAAAAAGGAATATGAAAATATTACTTCTCGAGTCAAGCAGTTACAAGTATGGCAAGATCAGCTTAAGGTAGATCTTGAGCAATTAAATGTAGAAGACAATTCTTTTAATAGTAATATTAAAGATATACAGAGCCGTATAGATACAAGTAAGCTGACAATAGCTGAACTGCAGTCTAAAATAGATATTATTGAAACTGCAAAATTTATTACTTCAGAAGAAGGGGTAAAGTCTTTTATCGTAAAAAAGATATTAGAAGTACTCAACATTAGACTTGCATACTATCTTAAGAAGCTTGAAAGTAATAGTATAGTTACATTTAATGAGTTTTTTGAAGAAAAAATTACTAATGAACGCGGAGTTGAATGTAGTTACTTTAACTTCTCTGGCGCGGAACGCAAATCTATAGACCTTGCAATGTTATTCACTTTTCAAGATATCCGTCGCGCACAAGCTAATGTATGGTTAAGTGTTTCTATGTTTGATGAGCTGTTGGATTCATCTTTAGATGAAAAAGGTATAGAAATGGTGCTAGATATT